TGAAGCCCTCGGCAATAACATTGTCCAGATATTCACTGCGGATGTCCATGCCAAAGTCGTGCGCTGCGAACAGCCGTCCCAGCTGCTGGGATATGTAGCGCTGCTGGGCAGGCGTCAGATCGCGGAATCGGTTTTGTATCCATTGCTGCTCATACTGCGCATGATTCGCCAACGAAAGCGGAATGCCGTTCTGATCGCTTTGCCCGCCGCCACCGGCGTGTGAGCGTCCACCTCGTCCTCCCATACGACATTACCTCTCTTTTGCAGAGAAAGCAAGTTCTTTCGTGAAGGTTTCGTAGTAGGGCGCGTGGTGCTCAATATTACCGCCGCATTCATCCGGAACATCGCCGAAGAAAATGATTTTCTCAGGCTGAAGACGGGTCAGCATTTCCCGATAGCCATCGATGAACAGTCTGCGTGAATCCTTATTCTTCATCGTGCCCACAGAGGAAACGGCCACCGTACTGCCCTCGGGCTCTCCGTCAAAGCACCACGCATAGCTGTCCCTGTCTGCCCAGCTGATGGACGGGATGGCTTTCACGCCAAAGCGCTGCCAGTATGCGCCCAGCTGGTGCTTGCGCCAGTGATTGTAGATCTGCACGGCGCGGGAATAATCGGCGAACAGGGAGAAATCCGGAGTCATGACGGCTTTGAAGCTCCGCAGGAACAGAGCGTACCGGGCAGGATCGTTCCACACGCGTAGAAACAGGTAATCATCGATGAAAAAATGCACGCCAAGACACTCGCGGGTCTGTTCCTTCAGCGCGTGATTGAAGCGTATCCATTGAATGCGCTCGTCTAAATGCACAGGATGCAACCGCGGGATGCCGTATTCACCGGCCAGTTCAAACTGTCCCAGATCAAGGTTGTGCCCGTTGCGTTTTACAGATTCAAGTGACATAGAATCCTCCCCAAAGCACAGCGCTCACGGGAATATCCCATGAGCGCTGTGCAGATGATTAAGCCGCAGAGAAGACCGGCTCGTAGACCGTATCGAGGAAGGTTGCGGCCTTTTCAGCGGTAAAGCTGTTCTCGCCCTCGTCGGCCACCGCCTGATAGCGACCATCGTGGGTACGCTTGATGGCGGTAAACTCCACGCTGCCGGTCTGACGGGTGACGGTGTCACCCTCCTTGGTCTGATAGGTTTCGGTGACGGGCTTGGCGCGTACCTTGTAAAGCCATACATAACGGTACTTGCCATTGCTCTTTTCGCTCTTGAAGCCCACTGCAAAATAAGGCGGCTTGTCGGATGCGGAACGTACCAGCACGCCGTTATCGTCGATGGCATTGTTGAGAAGCATTTCCTGAATAGAAAGCGGCAGATCGGCCAGCTTCAGGGAGAAACTCAGCTCCGGGTCGGGATACAGCACGTCAAACTCTACATCGTCTGCGTACTGAACATCGGGATCGGCGTTTTCGGGGGTGATGGTCGCTTCAATCGCGCCAGCAACTGCCTGAACCGCGCCATAGGTGCATTCCGCTTCGGTGTCAGCCGTCAGCGGAGCGATGACCACGTTTTTAAGACCGATGGTCGAGGAAACCGTAGGAGAAGCAGTAACTGCCATTTTTTCTTACCTCACTTTTTAATTTCATTAAGAAGCCCGTCACGGATGATGCCATAGGCTTCATCCTGACGGGTGTCGTATGCGGGTCGGATATAGGGATGCGCGGGCGCGGGGCCGGGGCCGCCGTGCCCATATTCCACATAGGCAGGATAGTAATCCTCACCGTCCCAATCCTTGCGATGGACGCCGATGGTGATATGCTGACCACCCTTGCGGTGGCGCTTGACCTTGCCGATGTTTAGCGCACCATGCAGCTTACCTTCTATGATTTGAGGATCGCTACTGGCGTTGGCCTTCATCTGCTGGTGGATGGGCTGGGCGGCGGCTTGCAGGATGCGCTTTGCCGTGGGTGCGCCCTCGGCATCGGTGTTCAGTCGGTTGGCCATCTTTTCGATCTGGCCGACCAATTCAGCAAAGCCTTCTGTGTTCATAGGCATGGCTACACCAGCTCTCTTAAGCACCATGTCCACTGCACGGTAAACTGGCCGGTGGCGGTGTCGTAGGCGGGCTGATTGTAGCCCTTGTCCGATTCCTCCACCATGCCAAAACCTGCAGCGTACATGGCCTGCCGTATTTTGTATCGCATCTCGGTCGGGTCGACGGTTGACCAGAGATTCAGGTACACATAGGTGCGATACAACGAAGGATGATCATCCTCATGGGCGGCTTCCGTGGTCGTGGTGGAATACACCACATACTGCTGCGGAGGATTCTGCTGCATGGAAGTAGCCCGCCAGACACCGGCATACACAGGAATGCCGATGTCCTTGAGAGCCTGCTGTACCTGACGCATCAGCCGCTCACTCCCTTCGCAACGGAAGCCTTGAGGCCGAGGTATGCCTTGGTGAAGGCGTACTCGCCCAGCGTGGAGATTTCCCATTTCTCGCCGTTGAACAGCACCCACATGCCCGGTTTCACGTCCGGGCGGTAGCGAATGGTGAAGTTGACCACCTGCTCGGTGTTCATGACGTCTGCGGAGCGATAGTGCTGGTTTCCTGCGTCAATGGCAGATGCCCATACCTTGCACAGGATCACGTCCTTCGGTTCCGGGTAGCCATTTTCATTGATGGCGTTCTCTGTGTAGCCGATTTGGATACGGTGGCGAAGATCGCCGGGATGCGGCGTTCCGTCAAAGGATTTGTATCCGCGCAACGATCATCACCTCCGTTAGAACATCTTGTCGGGATCTCGGTACGGGTAGAGCAGATTTTCAAAGGCCATGCGCATGGTTACATAGATCGTGCGATCAGGGTTGTCGCGGTTTTCATAGTAATGAGAAACCATGAGCAGAAGCGCCAGCCGCACAGGCTGGGGTGCGTCGTCCCCGAACTCTGTGCGGCAGAAATCCTCTGCAACAGCCTGCGCCTGCTGGATGAGGGATTCGATGTAGCTGTCCTCCTCATCATCCTCAATGCGCAGATGCTGCTTTACATCGTCAGCGGTGAGGATCACGGGGCATCAGGGCTTTCCATCAGACCCGCGCTGCGCAGGTGCACAAGCAGGCGGTTGAAGTCCTCCCGCAGCGCGGCCACCGTGGTTGCCTCGCTGTCCGGGAGGCTGGGCAGGATAACCGGCTCACCAACCGCAGGAAGGTCAAACAGCCCCTCCGCGCCTTCGACAACCGCACCGGGCAGAAAGGTCAGCTTTCCGCCGATGACCCATTCATTACCGCCATGGGCGTGATAGTTACGGGTTGCATTACTCATGCTGATACCTCCTCATCAGGACGCCTTCTGCGCCAGTACCTTAACGGCCTCGGGCAGAATCAGCTTACCGTCCACACGCTCGGAAGCGAGGAAGCCCACCTGACCGGTGGCGGCGTACAGCTCGTTCAGACGCTTAAAGGAGCGGCCCTCACGATCAGCAATCCAGTAATAGCCCAGATCACCGAACAGGATGCTCTTCGCACCTGCGCCGATAGCAGGCATGTACGCGGAGGTGTACACCGGGCGACCCAGCAGCATGTCGGGCGTGCCGACGGTCACGCTGGGCTGCCACAGGTAATCGCCGTTGCCGTTCTTCAGCTTGCGGATGGCCTTGACGGTGGAGTCATTGACTACAAACACCGCACGCTTGCGATAGGGAGCACGCAGGGAGTAGAACAGGTCGATCACCTCGTCCATGGTGATGGCGGTTGCGCTGGCGGCGGTTACGCCGGTCTGCGCACCGCCGGTCGCAGCGAGGATACCCAGCGGCTTGCCGGTGCCGTCGCCGGTGAAGAAGGCTTCCTCTTCGGCAGCGCCGATGCGGCGGGCAAACTCGCGGGCGATGTAGGAGGGCATATCGAACACAGAATCGTTGAGCAGCTCCTCGCTGATCTTGATCATGGTCGCCAGCTTGTGCGCACCGATGGACACCTGACCGAAGGAATCATCGCTTTCAGGATAAGCGGCTTCCTCGTCAATCCAGCTGGCCGTGCCCTTGGATGCGACCACAGGAATCTTCCGGTCGCCGGATTCGGTGGAGATCACATGTGCCAGCTTGCGGAAGATGTTCTCCTCCTGCAGCGTGTCGATCAGGGTACGCTCGTACTCATCCGGGACGAGATAACCGCCCTCGGAGTCAGCGCCGATCTTGAGAGAGTTGAACACTTCGTGAGGCACACTCTTGTTGCGCATGGCCTGCCAGAACGCCGTCTTGTAGCTGGCAGCAGCGCGGCCCTTCTTTTCATCGCCGGTGATGGGATTTTCGGGGCGGTTGACAATGGGGCTGGTGGTCGGGCGGTTCATCTCGTTTTCGATGGCCTCCTGACGTTCCAGTCGGTCGATTTCCTTCTTCATGCGGTCAACGTCATCGACCATGCGGTCGTAAACAGCCGCATCCTCGGCGGTCATCGTGCCGTCGTTGCCAATGTGGGAGTCGCGGTACTTCTTGGCGGCGTCCCACAGGGAAGCGCGCTTTTCGCGCATTGTGAGAATCTGATTCATACGGATTACCTCCAATCAAAATCTGAGATGTTCAAGCCGCGTATCGGTGGAAAGCACGCGCACGCGGTTATCGAGGACAGGGGCAGAAACAGGTTCGGCTGCAGGCTGCACACAGGCAGGTTCAGGCACACTCTGCTGCTTCCGATCCATAGAAAAAGGCTTGGTCTTTCGATCAAACCAAGCCTGAACACCGGCCTTTGCCGTTTCAAGGGATACCTTATGGCCTGCGCTGTCCGTGGGCAGCTTCGCAGGCATTTCAGTCACGCCATCCACAAAGCCCTTCTCAAAGGCTTCCTTGGCATCCATCCATGTGGTAGCGGTCATCATGCTGGCAGCGTCATTGCGGGAAATGCGGATGCGCGTGCCATACATATTGAGGATGCTTTCCTTGCAGGCGCGAAGGACGGCCTTTGCTTCATCCATATCACGCTCATTGCCATAGGCAACTGTGCTGGGATCGTGGATCATGAACAGACTGCCGGGCGTCATTTCCAGCCGATCAGCCGCCATCGCCACAACCGTTGCGGCAGAAGCAGCCGTGCCGGAGATGGTGATCTTCACGCTGCCGGGATAGGCGCGGATGTCATCGAACATCCGGGTGGCGGCGTTACAGGAGCCGCCGTAGCTGTTGAGACGGATATGTACATCGTCCACAGCGGTGTTGTCCTCACCATAAAGCTGGCTGTGCAGACCATCCGGTGTGATTTCATCGCCGAACCAGATTTCTTCGTCGATGTAGCCGTTCAGATTGAGTTCCCTCAATGAGCATTCCTCCTTTGCTTTTTGATTGATTTCGGGGGATCAGGCGGCGGCTGTTCCTGCGCGGTATCCTCCGCAGGCGGCTCCTCTTCCAGCGTGGATACGGCAGAGGCTACCATGGAGATGCCCGCCAAACCAACAGGGATCAGGTTGCCGTTGCACAGGTAGGTGTTGCCGCCTTCCTCTTCCGGGATGGGATTCATGTTCTCCAGCGCACGGATGTCATTGGCGCTCATCCAGCCGTTTTGCCTTGCGATGGCATAGCCCTCCATGCGGCTCTTATAGTCGCCGCGCATCAGGCCGTCGATATTGAACTGCACATAAAAACGCCCTTTCTCATTTTCAGAGAACAGGGCGCGGTTCATGGCCTGCTCAATGCGCACCAGCCACGGGCGGATGGTGTGCATGGCAAAGTCGATGGACTGATGCTCAATATTGGCAAAGGTACTGCGGCTCAGATCGCCGATCAGGTGAGGCGGCACACGAAAGATGCGGCAGATTTCCTCCACCTGAAACTTGCGCGTTTCAAGGAACTGCGCTTCGTTGTTCGGCAGACTGATGGGCGTAAAGGACATATTCTCTTCCAGAATGGCCACCTTCGCGCCGTTGGACGAGCCACCGTAGGTCGCGTTCCAGCTTTCCCGCAGGCGCTTGGGATCGCGGACGGTGTTGGGGTGTGTCAGGATACCGCTGGGGCGTGCGCCGTTCTGAAAGAACTTCGAGCCGTATTCCTCGGCGGCGATACCCAAGCCTATGGCATTCTTCTCCAGCGCAATGGGGCTGTAGCCCATGATGCCATCAAAGCCAAGGCCGGGAATGTGCAGCACATCCTCGGGATTCAGCTGTACCGCGCCACCCTCCGTGGTGGTGTAGGTGTAGGTCAGCCTGCCGCTGGAATCCCTGTCCACCTCCATGCGATCCGGCAGCAGCGGGTACAGGCCAAGGATGCTGGTCTTGCCGCTTCGGATGATCTGACTGTAGGAATTGCCCCACAGGAGCAGGTGGCTGAGCATCGTTTCCCGCCAGACAAAGCTGGACATTTCGGGATTAGGCTCATCGTGAAGCAGACGGTACAGTGGATGCGACACGGATTTCTGACTGCCGTTTTCCGTGGCTTCATACACGCCCACCGGCAGGCTGGCGATGGTTTCAGCGATCACGCGCACGCAGGCGTATACCGTGGACACCTGCACAGCGTTCCTCGGATTCACCGATTTGCCGGATGTGGACGAGCCAAAGTAGAAGGTCGGCGCAGCGGATACTGCGTCACGAGGCTTGTCCCGTGCGCGGAACAAACCGAGAAAAGGATTTTTCATGCAGAATACCTCCATATATTACAGACCGCTACCTGTCTTATGATCATGGCAATCTTTGCAAAGGGGTTGCCAGTTTGTCTGATCCCAGAACAGCTTCATATCGCCACGGTGTGGGATGATATGATCGACCACCGTTGCGGGCGTCAGTTTGCCATTTTTCATACACTTCGCGCACAACGGATGCTTTTCCAGAAAATGCTTACGTGCTTTACGCCAGCGGGAATCATACCCGCGTGAATCTGCGCCTCCGCGCATGCGGTCAGAGGAAAATTGAATATGCTTGGAACAATAAACGCCCTTGTCGCACAGATTCGGACATCCCGGATAGCGACAGGGGCGTTTGGGTGCTTTGGGCATTAGGATCACCTCACCAGTCAAGGGTCAGCAGGCCGCGATCATCATAGACGCTGCCGCCGTTCAGATTGCGCTGCGCCCGGTCAAGCGCCATGACGAGGGCAACCACGCCGTCAATCTTCTCGGTGGATTTCTCCTTATCGGGCTTGATGTTTCCGGCGGGATCGGTGCGAACGAACACGTTATCCATGCACCAGCGGAGGATGGGATGCCCGTCGTGCCGCAGGGACTGTTCCAGAACAAGGCGCATCAGGTCTTTGGTCGGATTGCTCATATCCTTGAAGCCCTGACCAAAGGGCACCATCGTAAACCCATCGTCCTGCAGAGCCTGTACCATCATGCTGGCGTTCCATCTGTCCACGGCAATTTCGCGGATATTGAACATCCGCCCAAGGTTGACGATGTACTGTTCGATAAAGCCGTAATGAACTACGTCGCCTTCTGTGGTCAGGATGATGTTCTGCCGCTGCCACACATCATACGGCACATGATCGCGGCGCACGCGCAGCGAGATGGTATCCTCCGGGAGCCAGAAGAAGGAGAGCGTCCGATAGACCGGATCGCGCTCGGTCGGCGGGAACACCAGCACAAAGGCCGTCAGGTCGCTGGTGGATGACAAGTCCAGCCCGCCGTAGCAGGCGCGACCGATCAGGCTGTCCATGGTGTATTCCTCACAGCAGGCGTCCCACTTGTTCATGGGCATCCAGCGCACGGCTGTGTTTGTCCATTGGCACAGGTGAAACTGCCGGAACTGGATTTCCTCGGCAGGATTTTCCTTCGCCGATTCGCATCGCTGCTGATAATATTCAAAGTCCACGGTACGACCGATGGATGGATTGGCCATCGCCCAGACCGCAGGATCTGTCCAGTCGGCATCATCCGGTGCAGAATACAGCACCGGGTAGAAGGTACTGTCGTGTTTGCGACCTGCCAGAATGTCAGCAGCCTTGGCGTGCTGCTCATAGCAGATGCTGGTGCGGTCGTTGCCCGCCGTGGTGATGATGAAGTTGAGCGGCTGCTTACGCGCCGCACCGGAGCCCTTCGTCATAACGTCAAACAGCTTTCGGTTGGGCTGGCCGAGCAGCTCGTCAAAAATGCAGCCGTGGACGTTGTAACCATACTTGCTGGCCACATCCGAGGAAAGCGCCTGATAGATACTGCGGGTGGGCATATACACCAGCCGTTTCTGCGATTCGATGATCTTGATGCGCTTCATCAGCAGCTCAGACTGCAGCACCATATCCTTTGCAACATCAAAAACAATACTGGCCTGCGCACGGTCATTCGCACAGCCGTATATTTCCGCGCCTTCTTCATTGTCGGCACAGAGCATATACAGCGCGACCGCAGCGGCCAGCTCGCTTTTTCCGTTTTTCTTTCCGATTTCAATGTAGGCAGTATTGAACTGCCGGTAGCCGTTCTCCTTAATCACGCCGAACAGATCTCGGATGATCTGCTCCTGCCACGGGAACAGGTAGAAGGGTTTTCCTGACCACACGCCTTTCGTGTGCTTGAGCGACTGGATGAACAGCACCGCACGGTCTGCGCGGTTCTTATCATAATGGGAAGTCGGCAGCATGAAGGGCGTCGGCTTGTATTGGTATTTTTCAGTTTTCTTCATCTGCTATTTCTTCCTCAACAATAATCACATCGTCCAGGCTGGTGGAAGTCAGGATCTGCTCCATGGGGTCAAGTTCCTTTTTGGTCTTTTCCACCGTCAGGGCATTGGCGATGATCGCCGTGCGGTTGGCAGGCGTCAGGCCAAACTCCGCAGCCAGCGATTTCACCTCGGTAAAGGCAGCGCGGGCAATGGCGATGTAGGGATTGGGCCTGATGCGGTCGCCGTCGCGGTAGACCATGCCCAGCTTGCTGACCTCCTGCTCCGCTTCCTTCCATCGGGCATATGCCTGACAGTAGCCAGCGAAGGGTACAGCGTCCGCGCTGGTCAGGATTCCCGCGCCGATCAGCACAGGTGCCAGCCGTCGCCACTCCTTTTTTGCTTCAGGTTCCAGCCAGTTGGGACAGCGGAGCATGGTCACCTGCGGCATGGGTTCCAGTTCATTGAGCGGGCGTTTGCCGGGGTTGCCTTCCAGCTTTTTCAGGGCGGTCGGCTTGGGCTTCCGTCCACGCTTCGCCATGGGCATCACCTCCGATCAGGACATATGCACCACCTCCGACGGTATGGTTGGTCAGTTTATTCAGCGGGATTGGCTTCCCGGTATGCTTCCTCATAGGTCAGCTCTTTGCCATCTCGCAGGCAGCGGATGCGGCTGGCATCGCCGTTCTCATGCAGACGGAACCGCTCCACGATGACCGATGCATACTTGGGGTCAAGCTCGGTGGTGTAGCAGATGCGATCTGTTTCCTCGCAGGCAATGAGCGTGCTGCCCGAGCCGCCGAAGGTGTCGAGTACCACAGCGTTGGGCGCGGTGCTGTTCTTAATGGGATAGGCCAGCAACGGGATGGGCTTCATGGTAGGATGCAGGCGGCTTTGCGTCGGGCGGTCAAAATTCCACACGGTGGTCTGCTTGCGGTCGGAAAACCATTTATGATTACCATTGGGCAGCCAGCCGTACAGCACCGGCTCATGCTGCCACTGATAGGGTGAACGACCCAGCACCATGGTGTTCTTCACCCAGATGCAAACACCTGAAATGTGAAAGCCTGCTTCCTTGAATGCCCGCCGGAAAGTAAGCCCTTCGGTATCTGCATGGAAGATGTACGCAGACGCACCCTGTGCGAGATGCGGTACGATATTTTGAAAGGCATCGAGGATGAACTGAAAAAAGGCCGCGTCCTCCATCTTATCGTTCTGGATTTTGAGCGCGTCCTTTGTTTTGCCAACGTAATCACAGTTGTAGGGCGGGTCGGTCAGAAGCAGGTTGGCTTTTACATCGCCCATGAGCCTATTGAGATCATCTTCGCTGGTGGCGTCGCCGCACACCAGATGATGCCGACCGAGGAACCAGTGGTCACCGGGAAGCACGAACGGATTCTGCGCATCCGGGTCGATCTCCGGTTCGTCATCCTTGACATTCTTGTCAAACACCTTGCTGAACAGGTCGTCGATCTCGGCTGCATCAAAGCCGGTGCTGTCCAAATCGTAATTGGCACTTTGCAGATTTTGCAGCAGGTCGGCCAGCGCCACAGGCTCCCACTCGCCGGTGGCTTTGTTGAGCACGATGTTGAGCGCCTTTTCGTCTTCAGGCTTTTCAATGTGAACGACCACGCATTGTAACTCGGTTGCGCCCTCGGCGGTCAGCACCTTGTAGCGCTGGTGTCCGCCAACGATATTGCCTGTGACCTCGTTCCATATGATGGGATCAACATATCCGAAGTCGGTCAGGCTGCGCTTGATTTTTTCATACGCGGCATCGCCCGGCTTCAGGTCTTTGCGCGGATTGTATTTGGCAGGCTTCATCTGCGAAACGGGAATGGTGCGGATGTCCATGCCGGTGTTGATTTTCGCCATAACGATCTCCCTTCGTTAAAAATACAGTGGAGCTGCCGCACGGACTTGAACCGTGAACCTGATGCTTACGAAGCACCTGCTCTGCCATTGAGCTACGACAGCGAAATAGTGACTTCAAGCCCTTTCAAGGGGCTTTTTTTCATTTTGGGCCAGCAGAATTTCTTCATTTATATAGTCGCCAGTGCGCAATCTCAGAAGGCCCGAAAAAATGCCTTGAATTTTGCGAAATTTCACACGAGAGGGGGCCGCGGTCTTTGGCAGGCACACCCAAGGATCGGACTACCCCTACCCCCGGCACAGGGGCTGTGCGGGCGGCGGACGGGCGCGGCGGCACACTACCCGGCGGCGCAGGGCGCGGCTATCCGGCGGGCGGGCTACCGGGGCACAGCCAGCGCGGGC